CTGTACGTCTCTTCACCGGCGAATTCGCCCGCACGGTCGATGCCGGTGACGAGGAACGCCCCGGTGATGGTATCGCCAAAGCCGGAGACGATTTTGTAATTGAGGAGATCACCGCCCGATGTGCTGAAGACGGAAGCCATCAGTCGGCGAATGATGGAGGTGTTCTTGATGGGTCCTGCGGCGGTGATGCTGAGTGACTTCAGGCCAGCGGACGCGAGCACCTCGCGCCAGGGTGCGCCGTCCTTTTCGGTGACATCAACAAGAGAGTTGTTGATGGTCAAGCTGGTGCTGCGCATCGAGCTGACGGTGGTGTAGGTTCCGGAACTGGGCGTGTCCTCGATCTGGACGAGGAAGCTGCGACCCTTGTATTTCTCGTTGGCCATGTGTGTGGCTCCTTATGGGTTTGAAGGCGTTGTGGTTTCGATGCGATACGTCGCGGCTGCGTGATGGGTCTTCCCATCGGTATCCGGCATGTGCATCGTGGATACATGCCGAACAAGGACAACCTGGAATCCTGAAACAGTTAAATCATTCTCATGCAGTGAATTGTACACTACATTGGCTAATTGCGCAGCCCCCTTCGTTCCGGTACGTGCCCAGCAGTGGACGACCACCGTTGAGTCGTTACCGGGAACGTCCTTTTCCCCGAGGTCCACCATCGTCCAACTCCCGATGGAGATGAACGGATACGCTGTACTCTGGGGAGGCATCGCGTCGAATACACGATCCGACACGAGTGCCGCAACGGCTGTGTCCGCTCGCAATTTCGCCACAAGGGCGACAAGCGTTGGAAGTGTCGGATCGTATGCCACGCTATATCGCCGGATCCAGTTTGACGGCCTGGACGGTGAGCGACGTCACCTTGGAGAACGTGAAGGTGACAAGGCCGGTCGCATCGTTGTAGGACGACGGAGGGAAGGGGCCGATTATTCGCGTGGTTGCATTTGCGACAGCGATCACGCGAGCGGTCGGAGTGACGCCATCAACCGCGCCGTTCACGCCCCAGGCAACGGTGACGTTCGTTGGAGAACCGTCGGCGTTGGCGACGATAAGGAACACCTTGCCGTCATTGACGATCGTCGAGCCATCGGTATTCGCGGCAGCGAGTGCTTGCAGCAAGCCGGTGGATCGATTGACGGATGAAATGGTGAGAGGAGTGACAGCCATGGGCTATCCTTTCTTGGGTTTTGCGACGCTGAATGCGTCTTTGATTCCGGACGGGAGGAGATGTTTGTTGTTTTCAATAGCCGGACGCATGAATGGGCGTTCCTCCATGTTGCGCGTTCCGAACTCCAGCGCCATTGCATAATTGGCACTCACGACAACCGTAGCCATTACACGGTCCTTGTCCGATGTTACGTTTATCGATCCAGCGAGATTGCCAGTATCGGTTGCGGGTGATTCTCCTGGTGCAGAAGCTTGATGCTTTCCATATATTTCACCAGTCTTTGGTGGTCCCATTACGGAACGTACTGCGTCGTTACGGATCGCCATTGCGGCCTTCACAAGCTGCTTCGTGGACTCCTTGCGCATATCAACATCCATCTTGCGCAGCTTGTCGTTCAAGCGTCGAAGATCAGCTTTCTTGAAAGCGGCCTTCAGGTTCATTGCGCAACGCCTTCCTCGCAGGAAAGTTCCAGATAGATGTGGCGTTCTTCTAAGTCAGCGATGTCCCGGATATTGAACAGTCTGCCCTCGAAGTTCAGACGCCACCTCTCGTCAAGCTCAGCAATGTAGCGGATGGTGATCGTCTCCATCGTGGTGGCTGTCAGCTGTCCATGTGCAATGCGCTCTACCCCACGCGCGGGACGCATCTTTGCCCATGTCTCGCATACCTTCATCCATACCACGGTGGCACCACCGGAACCGTTGTCTGTGAGGACCGGGCGTTCAATTGAAATACGGCGATTCAATTCTTGAGAACAGAGCATCTTCACGCCGTCACCCTTTCAATCCGGTAGGTGTTTATCAATCCGCCACAACCTGCATCCGTAACGCACTTCTCCGGCGTGCCACAATCTCCGCGATTCGTGTAGAAATGAGACGCAAGCATCTGGATAGCCAGAAGAAGGGGCGATGGAGTAAGTCCCGTAGCGTATCCAACCGTGTAATCAATTTCTATTCCGTTGAGATCGCGCCCGACGACTGGCCATGCGTAGCCGTTCTTTAGGATTACTCGTCCCGGCGAATCCTGGGACGAAATATCAACACGATAGATTGTTGCAGACGCAATTTGTGCGGTGTCGTTTACGTCGTACATACGAACTTGTTGAACGCTGACGAGAGGAGCATACGGAAGTTCGAACGCAGGAATCCCCATCGCACTGATAGCGCATTCGACCACGCCGTCCCACCACGGGAACGTGGCCCCTATACAGTCGAAGGATGCTGTCATGGTCTTCTGGCGGATAGCCCTACCAGTGAGTTGTTCGATCATCTCACGCGCACTGGTAATGTACCCTTCGATCAGAGGTTCTTCGGACTTATCAGTTACGCGAGTTGCCGCCTTCACCCTCTCGACTGATACCTGTTCCTGAGTTCCGAGAATCGCCGTTACGATTACGCGAGGACGTCTCATGCGATTAACCCTTTTTCTACTGCTATGGTGTCGAGACAGTATTCTTGCTTGAGGGAACCTTGAGTGACTTGCAATTGGAACCACGCATACCCGGTCGGTACAGTAGCGGTCAGTGTCTTGGGAATTGTGCAAGACCACGTTCCAGAAAGAGCATTAACTATTGTACCGGACTGCGCCGCACCAACGACCGTGTCAAACTCGTTCACCACAGCAATCGAAAGTGTAGCTGCGGTGAGATTGAATGCAGTGCCATCCGGATTGGTCACGGTGCCAGATATAGCCCAGTCGTCTCCAGTAAAGTATATGTTCATCTTTGGTTCCTGACAGTGGATGAAACGGTTGAGGTTAGTGTTGCTGATCTGCGTTGCACCATAACCGTTGTAGGCAAGGAACTCGTTTGCGCGTAAGAGGGATCAGTGCTCGTTGCCGGTGATGCGACGAGCGTGGCACTGGCTGGATCACGAGTGCTTGCGCTGTTTGCAGAAACAAGCGATGACGCTATATGAGTCCACGGTGGCGGACCAATACTCCCCCACGCGCTTCCCCAGGTGAAAGACCAAGATTTGCCCCAGCTACTCATGCTGGCCCCCACGGATCCGCTTCTGTCCCTACGCCGTCTATGTCGAGATTATTTACGCGATGAACATTGACGTCAATAGTGCCCGATACGGAGGATATGATTAGATCGGTTTTCGACTTAACGGAGGCCAACGTCAATTCTTTAGCCAGAATCGTACTCGCGTTAATTGCAGTAGTGATTTCTGCTGTGGTAGGGATGCTTGACGTTGCGGCAGGAGAAGCCGGAAGATTATCGGTTTTGGCCTTTATGGCGGATATCCCCGCATTGTCAGGAACAGAATACCCAGCAGAAGATAAGCGAGTGCTGGTCGCCACATCGGTCTTTGCCAGGATCGCTGCTAAACTCGCCTCAGCCGCGTTCGATTCATAGACGTCATCCGGGATCATCTCGATAGACCCGGATCCTGGCTTGCGGATCGAAGCGCCATCATCGGCGTAGATGACGCCACCAGTGATCACCAGGGTATTAACCAGATCAAGATTATCGAACAATAACCCGACTATAGATTTATTGACCCGGTATTTTTTAGAATTGATTGGTGTTATCGCGTCGAAGATCACACGCATCGATGCCGTAGTCATCAACGCATTCAAATACCATGCGTAAATCTCTTGTGCGCTAATGTGGTTATCCACCTCGTCGGCGTCGATCTCGATGTTCGGCGCGTCCAGAACAAGGCCGGTGACGGCGGATCCATTGATAGCGTTAGCGTTGTAGACCGGTTCCGCTATCTGCTGGACCAGGAAATTACATCCGGCCGCAGTTAATGTCTGGATTATCGTATCAGGGGCTTTTGCCGTCGCACCAGTGACGAGTACATGCTCCAACGCCAGGGTCTTATCAACCCCGGTATGCGTCACCGTTTTGGAATACGAGGTAGAAAATAAGAACTCGGCCACTTCCGATACGTCAGTGATATTTTTGATTATGATTCGAGTCCCGTTTATGGCACCGGTCACGTTTATCTTAAACGTCGTGGACGATGCCCCATGACGGATTTCTATTCCGACGCCTATATCCGCGCCGCCGGATAGGATCAATGCGTGGCCATTCAAATCAATGTTGGCCGTACCCGATAGAACAACGCCTGCGCCGCTTATCGTTAGATCCTGGTTCAGTGTATAGTTAACACCGTCGGTCGACGAAAAGAACCTGTCCCGTGTATGGTTAGCCGTGAGGCTGCGACTGTATTGTGCGTAATCGTATAATTCATCAACGGTGTGACTGCTGGTTACGGTTGTTATCGGCGTTCCGGTGTATGTGATCGCAATGCCCGTGTACGCGGCAACGGTAGCTTCTGTCGCTGTGGTGATGATAGGATCGACCGTCTTAGTCGCGGAGGTTGGCGTGTCCAGGTATCCATAATGGACTGAGTACGTCACGAACGGCGAATAGACAACACCGTCAAGCCAGCATTGACCGGTAGTGGTGGCAGACTGGCCAACGAAAGTCAGCGACAATTCACCGTCCGCGCCGCTATTCTGCGTGGCGGTTAGTGCGAACTCTTGCCATGCGTCTGCGCCTGCTGAGAGCGTCACCGTCTGGGGTGTGATTCCTAGGCCAGATAGCGTCACGTAGGGCTGGGTGCTGGTGCCGTACGCGGTATTGCGCCTCAGTGCCCCGGGTATCGTGACCGCGATACCGTTAGCCGCGAGGATCTTGACCACGAACGACGTGGCGGTCGCCGATAAGGTGTCGATGCGGATGGCCGAGGTCGATCTTTTGAACGTCGTGTTGTCGCGGATTACATTTCCAGTCGGATAGTATTCCGTCTGGTTCAATATTGATGAGCTTTCGTTTACCAGCAAAACGGCGTTGTTCGAGTTTGAAGCGGCTATGCCCGCAACCACCGGAAGCGCGGCCTGGACTTGGCAGTTCATCAAGGTGCATGGAGCGAGGGCTGCGACCGGGCAATCAATAACCGCATTTGCCACGCCGTACCGCTTACCAAACTCACAGCGGTCAAATATGGTCTGTGATGCCGCTTCACCACGCACGCATCCGACAACACCGGATTCCCAAATGCACGTCGTGAACCGCATTCCGGCGCAGCTTGTGAGTGTTATCGCAGGCAGGTAGGTATTTCCACTAAAATAACAATCAGTCCAGTTTACGCCTTGGGCTCCCTGACTG